TCCAGAAACAGGTATTTTTAACCACACCAAAATGGACTAAGAATGACTATAAATGGACACACCTTTGCATCACTGCCATCAACAGCACTCGGGCCTCCGGTCTTACGTACATAACAAGCAGATGGTCACTCTAATATTATCATCTTCTTAGTTATATCCAAAATGAGTAGGTTCCTTTGGGTCTTACACACGTCCTCCTACCCTTAAGGGTCATTCGGATTCAGCTGTCATGGCCGCCAGCACCTATTCTGTTCTCCTTAAGGTTGAATCCTTAAGAAGAATATAGAGAAGGATTTTGTTACATCCTTCAAAGAAGCTTTGGAATTAAAAGGTTCACAAAACCCCAGTCAAATAATGAATTCTCTTGCGAGTAATGACAAAGTACAAGCAAAAGGTTCTCTCACAAGCATAGAACATGGGTGGCAATCCAAGTCATAGCCGTTTAAGAACTTAAAAACACATTATTATAAAACAAAAAACAACCCTAAACTAAGTTGTCTCATAGCCACTAACTGAATAGCGCACTCAAGGCAAGCCTAGGTTTGATTGAGAATGTACAGATCCTTTCGATTTAATCGAATCACTCTTTTTAGGAATGATCTTAGGTGGAGAATCTAACTCAGGATCATCTATATCAGCCCAAATAGGCTGATCTATCTCTAATTTTTTAATTCTATTTTCTAAATTTTTAAAAGTTTCTAAATACTTTACAGTAGAGTTTAAAGAATCATGATAAACAATTTTCTCCTCATGAGGAATTCGATCCAAATATTTCTTATAATCAATATCTGACTGCTTAACATCGGAACTCATCATTGAAGAAGCAGAATGCATTTTAATATCTGACTTAAATGAAGAACGAGTCTTCATGGCTTCAGAAAATGTAGTTCCACCTGTAGCATCATATAACATTAACGGAGCCATATCACACAAATCTAAATTAATATTCATAAAAACTTTAGAAATTGGTGTAGAACCAGTTCCAGGAGCTGGTCCATCAACAGCTAACCACATGCCAAATGCATAACATTCACGGTTTAAGGCAACAATGCCAACAGTTCCAGTTGGCATAATTTCATTATAATCATCACTACGAACTTGAAAACTCTTTTTATGAGACTTACCCTTAGGACGAATTGTATAAGTGGTAGCCCAAGCAGGAAAATCACCTGAATCAGGTACCGCTAAAACATTAGCAACCGTTACACTCGCAGTTGTAGTATAACTAGCTATAAAGGTTTCACCCAAATTGGGATCATCAATAAAACAATAGTTCATAGTATATTGAGAAGGATTTCCAGCTGCAATAAGCGGCTTGAAAGTAAAGGAAACATTATTTATTTTATAAGTTTGAAACATACGTGCTAAACCTACTAAATTTCCAGAAGTAGTCATATAAAAAGAATTAGCAGGATTAAAAAAATATTGTCCAAAAACTTGGTTTCCATTTATAACAAAACCAGTTGTTCCATTACTATTTAAATAAACTTCACCTAAATAAACCCGAGTTTTAACAGTCATGCAATTAGCACGTTTTGATTTCGCTACCATAGCACCAGATTTTGAAATAACAGCTCTAACAAGAGGCTGAGAAATAATTTTATCATGATTACCACGAAAACGCATAACGCGTTGACGTCCCCGCCCGGAATAAGCACGGCCCATCTTACGTCGGCCAAAACCTAATTTTTTTGCCACATTCCGTTCAACCTTACGAACGGCTTTCTTTGTTTCTTTATGTATATTTTTCATTTTCAATTTTTTATTTGATTTACTCATTTTTATGCCGTTGCTAGCTATTACCGCTGACGGTTGTTTATTTTTCCGAGAATGAGCAAACTCATATTTATCGTAAGGATCAAAAGTTGACTTAACTAAACCATAAGCACCAGAAAGCATTCCTTCACCCACCCAATTTAAGGGAGCAAGAAAAGGATTATTATTTCTATTTTTACCACGCACTAAACTAGTTTTCATAGAATTATAATTACGTACAACACGCTGACCATAATCTATCTTAAAAGGATTATCACTATATGATACACTATTAAACATTTTATTGGGCATGCAATTTAATTAAACCCTAACATTAAAAGGGCCCGTTCAACCTCACGGTCGAAACAAAGCCCTTCTTTTGTTCCTAAATATAATTCTGCAATTTCAATATCAGTTTTATAAACAGTCAAAACCTGCTGATAAGTCAAAAAATCAAATTCTAAAGAATTATCTAAAGCAGAATTAAGCTCAATCCAAAATTCCTTTTGAATCCATTGTATATAATAAGCTAAAATAGTGCGACATTCTTCATTAAAAAATGATTCAATTCTTAAAGCACATGCTCGAAGCAATGACCAACGAGCATTATTAAATTTTAAGTCGAATGACATAGATGCCATAACCTTATCAGTCTCAGGATAAGGTACAAAAAATTTCTTTCCTGAAT